TATTGTTTTTTATTCTTATGGATAAAAGTATTAAAATACCTTTTTTGAATCAAATTCGGGGTTATTTGGGCTATTGAGCGCCCTTCGTTCTCTAGGTTCTGTTTTTTAATTATTTCATCAGATGTTGTAAGTTTTTTTGATGAACTAATTTCAAGGGCTTTAAAAGACATCTGTTTGCAAAAATCAAAAATAGAAAAAACAGTTTCAAAGGCTTTGAAAAATGAATCCAATTTTAAAGTTCCTCTGAATAGTCGTATTTCTAGCCTATCACTATTTTGAAGATTCAAAGCCAAATAACGGTCTAACGTTTGTCCATTGTTTTTAACCTTTGAAAGCTTAATTAATTCATTCTTATTTGAAAATTTACTTAGTGCTCACCACCGATTTAATTGCGAGTCCTTACGTTGAGAAATAACCTTTAATAAATTATGATTTCTATTCGCATTAAAAAAGTTAATGAATTTTAAATAATGTGAATGTGAAAAGGCTTTCCGACATATTGATATGTGGAGTCCACATGTTGACGTATTATAAGAGCGTAAGCCCAATTTGACGGCATTTTCTAATAAATTGTCGAACATAGCACGTTTAGATTTAAAATAATCATAAGTCATCGGATGCGATACGATTTCAAAGCCGTAATCAATCGAACTATCTTCTTTGAAATATATCAAGTCTCCCCCGATTTCCTTCAATCGCTTTGCGCATTCTTCGTTGCTGAATTCCCTTGATTTGTTTTCAACTTCTAATTCAAAGCCAAATACTAAGCGCTTTTCTGAATTCTCAAATCTATCATAATTCCTTTCATTTTTTGAAGTATGGAAAATTGGGTTGGGGGTGTATGAATACGATTTAATAATACGTGTTTCCCGATTGCAATCATTACAGATATACCTTTCGTCAATATAGTTCATTTCCTCAGTATCATAATAATCTTCGCATCTTTCACAAGATGTGTGCAAATCATAAAAACAATCTTCGCAATAATCGTCGCCACCTTGAGCGGTATATAAATTATCATGATTCTCAATTTCGTTACAATGCGTACAGTGTGAATGATTACTATGAAAGCATCTTTCACAAAAATACTCATCCTTGTGATAATGGCTCGAATCTAATTCTATTACGTCTGAACATCTGTCACAGTGGATAAACTTCTCATGATAACACTCAGAACAATAATACTCACCGTCATGCTGAAGAGGATTTTTCGCTTTCTCCTCGCAATTTTGACATTTTTTTGTTTTATTCATTTGGATTTCCTTTCGTTATACAAAGAATCTACTATTATATAGGGGTAAATGCAATATTATTCATCCCTTTAAATACTGTCAATAAACAATATATATAAAATTTCGGAGTGTGAGCGCTCAAACTGATCAAACCGAATTTAAAATTATTTACGATTTTTTCAATTTCTAGCGCCTATTTCAAACCGATTTGCTATTTTATGCTCTATGGTATGCGAACAATTGAAACGACACGAAGAAAAAAAGATTAAATTTCAAAGAAAAAACCCAATCCACAAGGTCATTTTTTTTGGCTTGACGGACATCGCGCCCAAAATTTTTTTCCTAATTTTTAAGTTTTAAAATATGTTACAATAATGGACTGGCCAATAATAACCGACAAAGACTATGAAAGACTGATCGAGTCAATCGACATCGGTGACGAAATGTTCCGCAAACTCGCAATCTTCCGCTCTGGCCTCATTGAGCCTAGCATGCGCCATTGGCAGCTATCCGCCCACGAAGCCTACGACACTTTATCTGAAAGAGAACTCCAGGTCTTTAAGATGCGCCTAAAATCACACAGCTTTCCCCTGATCGCAGAGAACCTAGAAATATCTGAATCATCCGCTAAAACCTACTGGCGCAGAGCTATCCGTAAGTGCTGGGTTCTGTTTGACGTAGTCTAATCAGCAATTACTGAAACTATTATAGGAATTTCAATGGCAAAGAAGAAAAAACTAGGCAGACCAAAACTTGATATAGATGCAGATAAGGTAGAGATGCTTTCAAGCTTTGGTTGTTCAACCGTAGAAATAGCCAAACTTCACAACTGCGATGAAAACACTATCCGAGGCAGATTTAAAGAAGAAATAGAGCGCGGTAGAGAAAGCATGAAGATCAAGCTCAGACAACTCCAATGGAAGCAGTGTGAGAATGGTAATACCTCTCTACTTATATTTTTAGGTAAACAATATTTAGGTCAAAGTGACCGTAACGAACTGGAATTAGTAGGAAACCTAGAAGCCTTACTCAAAGAGTGTGGCTACGAAGATTCACCGATTGAAAAGAAAAGTATTAAACAAAGAGAAGCTCTGGAAGATACTCAAGTACCAGCCCTCGCCTAATCAGCTCTCAGTTCATAACTCGACAGCACGCTTTCGGGTGAACATACAAGGGAGACGTTCTGGCAAGAGCTATAGTGCAGCTAAAGAGATCCTACCTCACATCCTAACACCCAATACGCGGTGTTGGATAGTTGGGCCTACTCTCGATCTAGCTGATAAGATCATGCGTGAAGTGAAGATGGACATTCTTGCAAAGCTTCGCCTTCCAATAGCAACGAAAAAGGAAGTCAATGGCGCTCTGTATTATTTAAAGCTGGCTGGCTTGAATAGTGAGATATGGGTGAAATCAGCAGACAGACCTGAAAGTTGTGTTGGAGAAGGTGTTGACATTTTAGTACTTGAAGAAGCAGCAAAAATAAGGAAGATTGTATGGGAGCAGTATTTAAGACCAACCCTAGCCGATAGACAAGGCTGGGCATTGTTCACTACTACTCCCGAAGGTTGACCCTTCGGGGTTAATCAATAAAAAGGATATAACTGGATATATGATTTATGGCAACGCGGAAGATCAGAAGAGTTTTCAGACTGGGATTCTTGGCAACACCCAAGTTGGGAGTCTCCATTCTTTAAAGATGACATTGAAGAACTAAAGCAGACATTAACCTTTGAAACATTCCAACAAGAATTCGGAGCGCAATTCACCTCATTCTCAGGAAGGGTCTTTCCGTTTGATCGCACCATACACATTCAAAAACTCAAGTATAACCCAGACCTACCCACATATGTTGGAATTGATTTTGGATATCGGACAAGCGCAGCAGGCTTTTTTCAGATTGACCCCAGGCAAGGTAAGGATAAAGTATACCTCATAGATGAAGTGTGGGAAGAAAACATTAAGACCGAGGACTTCGCAGACAAGATCAAAGGTAAGCATTATCCCATTATTCGATACTTTGGCGATCCAGCGGGGGGCGGTGTCCAGGCTCAGAGTGGAATCGGAGATATAGAAATTTTTAGAAAAAAGGGAATACGAGTGGATTACAGAAGAGATAAGGTATCACGCAACATCGCCAACGGCATTACCCACATGCGAACATGGTTCGAAGATGCAGCAGGAAACACCCATTTTTACGCAGACCCCAGAGCAGAAAAGTTTATCTCAAGCTTTGAGAACTATCGTTATCCAGAGAAGAAGAAAGACCAAAGACTTAAAGAAGAACCACTCAAGGATGGTCTAAATGATCACGCCTGTGATGCAAGTAGGTATTTCTGGTGTAATCTTTTTCCTATTAAATCGAGAACAGCAGGGAGTATCGACTGGTGATAATACAAGATTTATCAGAACAAATCATAATAGATAGTTTAACAGACTATCTAGGCAATATCGAAACACAGCGCACTAGAGAGCGTGAGTATTTACTTGATTTTTACGAAGGATTCAACCAAGAGGATTATATTGGTGAATACTTTGGTTCAGAATCATTACAACAAGTGCCTTTGTTTAGCCAAAACCTAACAAGGCGCGTATGCAAGGCCAGAGGACAAGCCTACAAAAGGCCAGCGCGCACTAAAGCAGACCAACGCTACAATGATCTAACAGACACTCAAGACCTAAACTCCAAGCGGAGACAATTAGAGCAGATGACATTTCTGCTCGGTACTATGGCCTTCCGCAGTCTATGGAATCCTTTACGCAATAAGGTCGAATACGAATTACTCCCATTCTTTGAGCCATTGTTCTTACCTGGTGAAAAAGAGCCTTTTGGTGTGATCTATGCTATTCAGAACGAAGGATTAGCTAGATTAGCAAAGCAAGAATTTATTGTGTGGACAGCAGAACGCGAAGGCGCACCAGCTAGACACTTTGGTATCGATTCTAATGGTGACAAGTTTTCTTTCAATGAGGGTGATATAAACCCTTATGGCATTTTACCAGTGTCCTTCGTGCATCGCTACTCCCCGATCCGAGATTTTTGGGTCGGGGATGCGTCAGATGTTGTGCGAGCTGACCTCGCACTTTCTGTAGCAGCAATGGAAATCTCACTTTGTCTACGATTAGGTGCTATTGGAGTCAAGTTCGTTACAGGTGTAGATGATCGCTCAAGAATCTCGCTTGGGGTCGATAAGATACTTTATTTACCTGAAGGCGCTAACTTTGGTGTCACAGGCCCAAGCGCCAGCATCCCTGATCTGATTACTGGAGCAAAGTTTTTAACAGAGCAAACCTTAAATAATAACCAATTAAGGGTAAAATTCATTGATTCTCATGGAAATGCAGAATCAGCAGAAGCATTGAGAATTCAAGATATTGACTCATACCAAGAAACCCAAGCCAACATCGAAGATACCTGGAGAGGCTGGGAAGGTAGACGTTTCGAGATCGATAAGCGTATCATTGAGGTTCAAACTGGGAAATCAATGAATAGTGAATATCTGGTAGACTTTGAAGAACCTCAGATATTATCTCCATCGGAAGAACGCGAAATGTTTACCTGGTTATTCCAAAACAAGTTAGCCACACGAGAATCCTACCTATTATTAAAAAACCCAGATATGCTACCTGAAGATGCAAAGAAATTGCTCGAAGAGGTAGATGATTCCGAAGGACAAACAAATAGGCTCTTAAATAGACTGCAAAGCTAATGCCTTTATCAGACAGTATCGATAAGGCGGTAGCAGAATTTGAAGCCAGCCTAACCGAAGCCCAAGACCAATTTACTCAAGACGTAGAAGAATTAAGGGAACAAGGCTTATCCACAGAAGAAATCCTTGCGATCTTAGCTGGAATCTCAATGGTAGACTATTGGCTTCAAGACCTTCAGATGCAGCAAGCGGTCAATCGCTTAATGATCAGTTTTGACACACTTTTAGATGATGCAGTATTCTTTGGTAAGGTTTCAGAGACACAACTGGTTGCATTACGCAATATGCAACAAGCCTCTATCTTGAGATACACCACCGACATTAGTGAAAGAGTAAGATTGTCATTGGTTCAAGGGGTACTCCAGAAAATGCCTCAGAAAAACATTAAAGCCATGCTATTAAGAGATTTATCGATAAAACCGTATCAGGTAGATACGATCATTACTACGTCAATGGCTACCTACTCAAGATCACTTACGCTTTTACAGTTAGAACAAAACCCAGCTCAATTACTGATTTATCAAGGCCCAATGGACTCTAAGACCAGACCTGTCTGTATTCGAATGTTAGCTCAAGGTGGGATGACACAATCCCAGGTAGAATCGAAATTCCCTGGGGCTTTACGAGATGGTGGTGGCTTTAATTGTAGACATCAATGGGTCGCTTTGTCACCGAAAACACAAAATAGAGACATACAGCAAAGAGCTAAAGTCGCGTATCAAGGTATGGCAGATAAAGCAAAAAGAAAAGGTAGGACATTTAAAGTTCCACAAACATTAGAGCAATATTATAGATGATTAATTTTAAAAAAGCGTTCTCATTCGATAAACTATTTTTTACAGCACTTGGTAAGAATGTAACAAAGGCACATAAGCGTTCTATCTTTAGAAAAGGTTTGGATCACGCTGGAAAGACATTTAAGGATTATACTCCTGCTTATAAAAAGCAAAAACAAGCATTAGGTAAATATACTGGAAAGGTTGATTTGACCTTATCGGGAGAAATGAAAAACGCATTTCAATTTATTGATGCAGACAAAACTGGTTTCTCATACGGAATTGAAGGTGATGAGGCGCAAGATGATACTATGGCACAACGTATGGACTTTCAAGGCCCTAGAAAAAAGACCAGAAAAAGATTTACAACAACAAAAACCAACCCCACACCCCCTGCCGAGCAAGAGATGATCGGTAAAGAGATGGCAAAACAGGTAGTAAGAAGCTTTACTAAAGAATTGCGCAAAAACGGCATGGGATACAAGGTTTACACCATATAGGAGAAATTATGGAAACGGACTCAAAAGCAGTCGAGCAGCAAGCTCAACCTCAAGAACAAGGTAATGTTCAAGAAAGCACCGACACTTCCTCTGAAGTCGGACAGCTTATCGCAGATGCGAAGAAATACAGATCACAGAGGCAGGCAGCTGAAGCAAGGATAAAGGAATTGCAAGGTCAACTCGATGCTCGAGAAGAAGCAGAAATGCAGAAGAACAACGAGTGGCAGGATCTAGCTACCAAGTACAAGTCTGAACGAGACGAGTATAAATCTCAGGCAGAAGAAGGTCAAAAGGTGAAAGAGGCGGTACGAAAAGACCTTTTAAATCAGCTATCTGATGACGACAAGGAGTTTGCGATTGATTTGCCAACTGAAAAGTTGCAGAAATTCGTAGCTCGGTCATTTAATCAGAAAGTTAAAACGAATGAATCTTATTCGACACCAATGCCCGATAAGGGTGTTAATCCTTTTGACACAATGGATAAGAATGAACGTCAAAGGAATTGGAGTAAGGTTCTTTCAAATTACGCTAAAAAATAGCGTGGAAAGGTAGTAATACCAAATGGCATTAAGTTCAGATTTTGCTGGTGCTTCGGTCACTACAACTACCGCTGCAAATTTTATTCCTGAGATTTGGACTGATGGAGTAAAAGCATATTTAGAACGCAATCTTGTGTTCGAACAATGTGTGGATACTTCTTTAAACGGTCTTGTTAAAGGTAAGGGTGATGTATTTCATATCCCTAAATTGGCAGAGGTGAGTGACGCAGCTAAAGCAGCAGAAACTCTCGTAACCTACGGAGCATCAACGCATGCGAAGTCCGATCTAACTATTGATCAACATCGTTATGCAGCGAAGCTTGTAGAAGATATCGCTAGTGTTCAATCCATACCTGGTCTTTTTGAAAAAGAAGTATCAGGGATGGCATACAGCCTAGCCAAGACTTACGATGCTTACATCGAATCAAAAGTTGAGGCTAGTACTACAAATGGCGCAGCTCTAGCAGGAGACAACACAATCACAGCAGCAGAAATCCGTACAGGCATGAAAACCTTGATGGAATCTGATGTGGATACCTCAGAGTGTAAAATGGTG